CTTTCTTCGTAACAAGTGTTCATGGTGTGATGTGCGGGCCACCAGTCGGCGGCTTGTGAGAGTATGAAATGAAACAAGCTAAAAAAAGGAAAGCCTGTAACATTTCGAAACAAACGGCGTTCGTGATCGAATGTGTGCCGCTTGTTGCGTACATATTGCCTGGGATTGCTGGATGGGCAATGGTCGCTTCACACTCTGAAACAATCCAAGGGTCTGACCATGGATCGCGCACAGATAAATAGTAGATAGACAATAAATATAAACAATTGCACCGCACAGTTTGTATAAACAATTGAACCCCTTGCAATAACACGTTACATCGCTTAATAATTACATCCAAACCGGCTAGGGGGCGGCCATAAATCTAAAAGAGCGGGGGGTATTGGGGGGAGTCGGGCCGATCGCTACAGGCGCTAGGGGTTCTGATTTTTGTGTCAAAATTTATGAGGTGTTGCCTGTAAGGCCCCGTAGAGGCCCTCCGAGGAGCTTTAGGTGGAATGACACCTGAAGTGAGTCGGAGGGGTCTTGTAGGGGCACACAGACGCCTTAAAACACGTCTTTCTTCGTAATGATCGAATCAGACTTTGGATACGGAGGAACAGGACGACGATAAAGACGATTCATTGCTTCTTCATAGAAGACCGAATCTGTCTTGCCTTCCTGTTCGAGTTTGGTTTTAACGTTGAGCCATTTCTTGTACTCGTCGTAAGTCATCTCTTCCATTTAAGAGCCCTCGCAATGAGAGGTAGTTGTTGAATAAAAATAGTCTTAGCCGAATCAGCAATCTGTTGATGTTCGAGTTGTGTACCGTTAGCGGTGCGTAGGTCGATGTAATGAATCCAAGAACGAATCGTGCCGTTCATGTAAAGGCGCGTTGGCGCGTTTAACGGCAGGACCGACCTAGCACATTCTTTGGCGACACCAGAACTAACCATCTCATGGTAAAGGTCTTCTGCTTCTGCGTAATGCTGAGCTATGCGTCGATAGAAGGACTGGGTTTGTTCTGGACTTAGATCATCAACTGAGTTCTGTCGGTTCTTTGTGTCTTGTCTTCTGAGGTGAGGAAGATCAATACCACCTAACTCGTCCATACGGGCATAACGTTGACTGAACTCCTGAAAGGAGAAAGACCGATGACGAAGCACCTGAGCGCTAATAGAGCGTGTGGTGTTAATTTCAAGAACCATATTAGCCATCTCAAAGATGGACCAATGACCATGCTTAATACAATACCCAAGTAGCTTTTCCACTGTCTGGTGGTTCTCTTGGTTTTGTGGGTTACTTACTCTGGCACAGTAAGCAATCATTTCTTCTGCGTCTGGGTTAATAGAAACAAGACGACAAGAGGTAGTCATTGGTAAAGAAGATAAAAGAAGAACAAAGGGTATTCGTTATGGTCGGTCTTTTTATTCTTTGGTTGTTGTTTCTTTTTTCTGTCCAAAGAAGCGAAAGACTAACGCTCGGGGCTACGCCCCTCACTAACCATAGCTAGTTGGTGTTATTGGTTGTCTTTTTAAAAAGACCCCCCTATAATCCCCCCAATAATTGGTTGTCGTTCCCGAAGGGGGGTTGTCGATTCCGTCTTCCCTTACCGCTCAAACGTCTCGCCGCAAAGCGTTGACAATGAAAGACTGTGGTGCTTATCGGAATCGACGAAGAACGTTGGGAGGGGGGACGTTTTTGTTCGGTCCCCCCAATACCGCTGTTCCACACCGGAAGGCACCACACTTCCGGTAATAGAGGGCACCTTCTGTTAAACCCAGTGGTGGACTGCGTTTTCAGCTGAGGTCAGGTTGTCGTAATTTTGACCCAAAACAAGCCGATCTGTGGCCTCCTGTGGGTGGTCGATAAAGGCGGTGATCATCTTGTTCCATTCCAACCTTTTCGCTTGGATCAGTGCTTCTTTTGCGGAGACTGCTAGGATGTCTTGGAAGTACTTAACACCAAGGGCTAGGGCGTCAGCCCGGTCATCATGCTTAACGGCTCCCTTTTCGCGGCACATTCTGGTAAGCTGGTACATAAGCATCCGAGGCAGGCGTTCTTCTGGACTCATGTCTGGGTTGCTGGTATAGTCCCATTCAACCAACCGTTGATCCAACACGAGACGATGCTGATTAAGGACGGGTTCCAGGGTGTCGATGATTCTGTCTTCCTTACGGGTGGTGGCTCGGACCTCTTCAAAGTCAATGCCGACTTTCATTTCGATTGCGTGTCGCTTCATCAATTCCATGACAGCTCCATCACCAAAGTTAGACTCAATCAAACAAAGGGTTGCTTTGTACTTCTTGGCTCGTCTAAGGATCTCACAAAGAGTAGAATCCGAGTATCCGTCTTGGTTTGCAAAGATGTCTCTAACAAAGATAAAGCCGTTGAGTTGTGACAGGATTACGGCAACCGTCTCGTCTTTTCCGCGTCCCGACGGATCCACGGCAACAATAGTTTGCCCGTAGGGGATAAATTCCGATACAACCTTAGGCCGGTGCCATCTATCCCCAGGGAGAGCCACAGCAGGAAGGTTAAGCTGAGTGTCCTGATCGGAGCCCCAGACCAAGTCTGACGGACCCTTTTCCAGGTCAAGCGGTAATACTGAAAAGTCGCTGAGCTTAAGAGGAAATTTAAGAGCGTCCGATAGGGACGTATCCAGCATGAACTGCAACATGAAGTTACTGCGAGACATACTTGTCTCACGTTCAAGCAAGTTAATCTCAGAGAAGCGAGTATCTGTTGGCTGCCACTTAAGGGCTTCGTGTCCACTGTTTTGGATGTCTTTTACTAACTGTGGTGCTAGTACTTCGTCGTACCCCGTCAGGTCTTTGGGGTATCGAGCAGGCCACACAAAGGGGCGGTAGTTACGTTCCCTGAGTGTACGATAAATTGTAAAGGTGGTTTGCGGTGTCCCAAGGAACACGATACGACTATCTTCTTTGGGGGTAAGGACGGATTCACCCTCAGTAACCAACTGCAAAAGTTTTTCACGCATGAAGTCGGTAGCAGAGTTAGCGGGAACCTCAACGTCATCGAACACAATAAGGTCGGCTCGGCTACCAGTGATTTGACCGGTGATACCGACACTTTTAACAGAAGGCGACTGAGCCGGTCTACAACCCGCGACATCAAACGAGACCCTGGACCAGCGTTGGTCGTCGTCCACAGGGCGAAAATGAGCCAACCAGTCGAACTCAAGAATACATTTTTGACAGAAGATAGTAAAGTCATCAGCTCTTTGTTTAGACGCAGAAATAACAAGGATCTTCTTATCACGGTCGATCCATAGCGTCCACAAAACGAAGGCAGCAGCGATCCAGCTTTTACCGAGTCCCCGGAAGGCTTGGATCTGTAGACGCTTTGGTCCATTTTGTAGGTAATTAGCAATAGCTATTTGTGCCCTTGTTGGAGGAGGCAGGTCGAGCGACTTCCATACAAGAGAAAGAAACAAAGGGAAACTGGCCTCTAGGCGGGCCTCTAAGGTGGCTGTATTTTGCGTCATAAGGGAATATACCTAAAACGGGGTGGAGGCCCCCTAGAGAGCCTCCTGGGTGGCTTAGAAGGAGTACTTCAAGCCAGCCTTAGTCCCGTAAGAGTTAACCTTGTCTGCAACCATGCTCAGCTCGCCGTAAACGGAAAGCGCAGGGGACACAGACACGGAGCCACCAGCTTTGCCGGTGAACTTGGTTTCAGCTTCGCCACCATCAGGTGAAAAGAGGGTAGGACCGCCTTGGATGTAGACACTCAGTTGGTCAAAGGTTTCTTCAGCACCGATATGGAAGTCAGTGGAAGTGCCCGAATAATCAGAGCCAGTAAAACCGCTGTTAGCCTCTACGTTGACGTAGGGACCAGCCAGGGCAGGGGAAGCAGCTCCGATGATCAGAGCGGAAGCGATAATGGTTTTCATGTGGAATGGTTGGTTTACTTTTTCTTTTTGGTTTTTGCCTTGTCGGCAGCTTGGCGCTTCTTAGACGCCTCACGCATCTTACGCAACTCGGCAGCCTGTTGTTGCATCACAGAC